TTCGTCGGCTGTTACGTCGTCGTTGGATTATAAGGTTGCCCAGTTGGAGGCGGATGTTGCTGGGTTTACGTCGGGCAAGATTTTGCAGGTTGTCTCCACCACTAAGACTGACACCTATGCAAACGCCGGTAGTGGCCTAGTTACTGGGCTGACCGTAACAATCACGCCAACCTCAGCAAGCAGCGACATCATTGTCATCGCCGATGTCGCATGGTCGGCTAGCGCAACCGCCAACATCTCAACGATCCAACTGTACGACGTAACAAACAACACGGTTGCGTTCCCCGCAGCATCTGGAACTACTTACCACCGATACGGCCGCCTCATCCAAGTCAACAATGCGACCCTATGGCGGGACCAAATAACCGGCAGAGCATCACCCGCCACCACATCGCCGCTTGAATGGGGCATTTACATGGGTACCTCTGCCGCAACCTCTTACGTGAACCGCAACGGCTCAAACAACGCGTTTAGCCAGTCAACAATTTACGCCATTGAGGTGTCAGCATGACCGATTACGCCGCCGTACTGACCGCCAACTATGAAGGCTCTGCATGGAGTCTGAACGGCGAGTCCTATGACGGCCTTACATGGCTGTCGGATACGCCGAAGCCCACTCAGGCTGAGTTGGATGCGGCATGGCCCGCAGTCCAGCAAGCACAGGCTGACGCTGTGGCCGCCAAAGAGACCGCCCGTCAGTCCGCTATTGGCAAGTTGGCCGCATTGGGACTGACCGTTGACGAAATCAGTGCCGCTTTCGGATTGGAGAATAACTGATGGCTACCAATTTTCCGTCGTCGTTGGATTCGTTCACGAATCCAACCGCAGTAGACACTCTTGATAGTCCGCCGCATGACACCCAACATGCTGACGCTAATGACGCTATTGAGGCGTTGCAAGCGAAGGTGGGTGCTGATGGTTCTGCTGTCACGACCAGTTTGGATTACAAGGTTGCGAACCTAGAGTCCCGTCCTGTTGAAACCAAGACAGCCTCATACACGCTTGTTGCTGGTGATGTGAATAAGCGGATTGTTATGAATAACGCTGGTGCTACCACAATCACTGTTGATGATGGTGTGTTTGCGGCTGGTGACACGGTGTGGATTCATAACATTGGTGCTGGTACGACGACGGTTACGGCTGGCACGGCGACGGTTGATACTGCTGGTTCGTTGGACGTTGGACAGTGGGAGGGCGGAAGTCTTTACTTCACATCTGCGTCCTCTGCAATCTTTTTTCGTGGTGGCGGAGCAGGCGTAGCATACGGTGCCGCTACTGGCGGCACCTCGTCAACGATCACGGTTGGCGGTGAGTCTTACACTCTGCTGAGGTTCACTTCGTCCAGCACGTTGACCGTGACCAAGGCTGGCGTGTTCGATGTGCTCGTTGTCGGTGGTGGAGGCGGCGGTGGTACCTCTGGCACTCTGTCGGCCGGTGGCGGTGGCGCTGGCGGCTATCGGGAGTACGAGAAGATTTACTTTGACACGAACCAGACCGTAACGATTGGTGCGGGTGGCGCAGTCAACGGTACCCGTGGGACTCATTCTCGGTGCGGGCAACCGTTTGCCGCTGGCGGCGGAACCATGAAAGGTTACGAATTGCCTCGTCAGGGTGCGTCTGGTGCCGGTGGCGGCTACTACACTACGCCTGCGGTTGGTGACGGTGTGAGTGGTAATAACGGTGGCAACGGAGGCCTCTACAACAGCGGCGGTGGCGGCGGTGCCGGTGCGGCAGGTGGTGCTGGTAGCGGTGGTGTTGGAGGTGCTGGCGGCGCAGGAAAAGACGCATCGGCGTTCCGAGGTGAAGCCGCAACGACTACCTACTACGCAGGTGGCGGCGGCGGTGAGCCGAACTCTAACGGTTCTGGCGGCTCTGGCGGTCTTGGCGGTGTCGGCGGTGGAGGTAACGGCAAGATCAACGGTGTCCGTTCTGCGACTGCGGGTGCGGCCAACACGGGTGGTGGTGGTGGTGCCGACGGCCGAGCAGGCGGCTCTGGCATTGTTTTAGTGAGGTTCAAGAACTGATGGCACATTTCGCACGCATAGAAAACAACGAAGTAACTGAGGTCATTGTCATCTCTGACGATGTTTGCCCTGATCCTGCCCCCAGCAATGAATCACTGGGGCAGGCGTTTATCGCTGATGTGTTGGGGCTGTCTGGCACTTGGCTTCAGACTTCGTACAACGGAAACTTCCGTGGTGTCTACGCCGGTTCTGGTTACACCTATGATCCTGTGTTGGACGAGTTTGTTGCCCCTCCTGAACTAGAGGCTCCTGAAGAGGAGCAGTAATCATGTCGTTGATTTACGACGACACCAACACCTATGATCAGCCTAATGCCACGTTTGAAGGCGTTGAGGTAATCAACGCATACACCGACCCTGACCGTCCATATAATCAGGCGACAGCCACTTATCAGGGGCCAAACGTTGTTGAGCAGACGGCTTCTGGTTTAGGTGTAGGTGGATCAACCGTCATTTACACGACGGTTGATGTGTCCGCTATTTACCGTGGCTACAGAAACCATTACACCGCATACCGCCAGTCCGACGTTCTGTATACAGGTGAGAAGGGTGCCGCCGCCGTAGGCTCTGGCACCTCCACAGGTTCTGCTGTTGGTGTCAACATTATCCCCCGTACTGCTACTGGAACTGGTGGTGCTACAGCAGGTGACAGTGCTACTGGTTTGCGTACCGCTGTCGATGCGGCCACAGGATCAGGGCTGGGTGCTGGGTCTGCGGTCGGGTTGCGTACCGCTATAGAGACTGGTTCTGGGTCTGGTGTTGGGACACACACGATTGTGTCTGCCAAAGCGTCGTTGCGGCAATCAACTAGCGCAGGTGTGGGCGGCTCGTCTGTGGATGCCTTCACGACCACGTTCAAGACCGCAACCTCTAGCGGCGGTGACACTTACAGTTTGACTCAGTGGCGGAACGCAGGCAAGTCGCTAGACTTGCTGGTTGTTCTACCCCCCAAGTGGTCCAAGCGGAAGCCGTATACTGTACCGCAATAACTTTCTATGGAACTAAACGAACTGTTGTTGGAACGTGAATGGCGTTCCTGCAAAGGTGGCGACACCCCCGACGAACAAGTCCAAGGGTTCTTCTATTTTTGTGAGAACTACTGGTTTATCCGACACCCTGAACGGGGTCGGATACTGTTTGAGTTGCGTGAAGCCCAACAACAAACCATTGAAGCATGGCACAACAACCGTTACAACATTGTGCTGAAAGCCCGTCAGATCGGATTCTCCACCTTAGCGGCGGCATACGCTTTCTGGCTGGTGTTCTTCTGGCCCGACCGTTTCATTGTCATGCTGAGCCGTACGGAGCGTGAGGCCGCCAAACTATTGCAAAAATCCAAGTATGGATATCGTTGGCTACCGCAATGGATGAAAGAACGTGGCCCCTCTCAGATCACGGACCACCAGTTGAAGATGGTGTTTGATAACGAATCGGCTGTCGAATCATTGCCGTCCAGTAATGATCCTGCCCGTGGCGAATCAGTGTATCTGGTGATCGTGGACGAGATGGCGTTCCTGCCGAACTCGGAGGAGGCGTGGGCTTCGATTGAGCCGATTGCTGATGTCGGTGGACGAATCATCACTTTGTCTACGGCTAATGGTTCGGGCAACTTTTTTCATCAGATGTGGGTTGGTTCCCAGACGGGAACCAACTTGTTCAAAGGTTTGTTTTTCCCGTGGTCTGCTGGTGACCGTGATGAATCATGGTATGAGGTCAAGCAGCGGACCACACCGTTGTGGCAGTTGCATCAAGAGTACCCTAGGTTGCCTGAGGAAGCGTTTATCAAATCAGGTAACCCTGTGTTTGATGTTGATGTGTTGGCAATGATTCAACCTGCGGAACCTGCTGTCGGTGATTTTATTTATGATAACGACGAGTGGCATGGTTTGAAGGAAGCATCCGAGGGGCCGTTCCGCATGTGGGAAGAACCAGTTGAGGACGGGGTGTACGTTGTGGGTGCTGACGTTGCCGAAGGTTTATCTTACGGCGACTTCAGTTCCGCCCATGTGATTGATGCCAACAGCGGTCTTGTGGTCGCTCACTGGCATGGTCACATTGCCCCCGATTTGTTTGGTGCGTTGCTGGCAGAGTTGGGTTCATTTTACAACAACGCCCTGTTGGGCGTTGAGAATAACAACCATGGTCTGACCACCCTGAAGGCTATTCAACGGTACGGCTATAAGAATATTTATAAGCAGCGCCGACTTGCTCAGGCTCGGGCGAAACCTACTGACATTCTGGGGTGGCGCACTAGCGCCACCTCCAAGCCGTTGATGATTGACGAGTTGGCTGCCGCTATCCGTGAGGAATCATTGGAAATTCTGTGCAGCATGACTATTGGAGAGTTGCGCACCTATGTGCGCAAGGATAATGGTAGGATGACGGGCAGTCCACACGATGACCGTGTGATATCGCTGGCTATTGCTAATCAGATGTTGAAGTATGTTTGGTTGCCTGAGTATGATGCTGGCACTCCGATCCCTACGAACAGTTTGATTTGGTGGGAACAGTTCTTGATGACGGAGGAATCGCCGGGACGGGTGCCGCTTTCTTCT